AAGGGCTACGACGCCGGCGGCAACCAGATCATCTGGTGGGGTGCTGGCGGTATCGACCAGGGCACGACGGTCACCTGCTCCGCAACGATCAAGAAGCACGACGTTGATTCCTACAACGCCAATGCGAAGGTCACCCAGGTGACCAACCTCCGGTCGATCAAGCCGGTCGAGGCCGACGCCCAGCAGACGCTAGAGGTCACCAAGACCGCTGCCGAGCGCGAGCAGGACCGCGTCCGGCGGATCAACCCCGTCGAACTCGACAAGCAGCTAGATGCGGCCATCGCCACCTACAACGACTACACAGACTCCCTGAGCCACGCCGACGGCCAATCCTGGCGGGACTACTACGAGGAGCAGCGCAGCCGCGTAGCGAGGCTCGTGACGCGCCTGAAGGCCGATCAGGAAGCGCTCAAGACCCTAAGCTGACGCAGCGCTCCGGTCGGACACCTCGGTCCGGCCGGAGTCCTCTCAATCCGAATCCGGGAACACGCCGATCCTCGCTTAGGCTCTAGCTGTGTCCAGCGAAGGAGGATCAGTGAACGAGATCGAGCGGTTGCTGGAGTGTGGCGCGGTCCTCCTGGAGCCCGCCGGGCCGATGCTCCCAACCGAATACGGCAAGCGGTGGTTGGATGAGACGTGGACCGAGCTTGAGCGCAACCGTGGCGTGCTGCTCGACGTAGCGAAGCTCGCCGAATGCGAAGCCGAGATGTGGGATGAAATCGACCGGATCCTCCGCGCCGAGGGCGTCCCGACCGCGATCAGTTCCGGCGTCTCGCAGTACGGGATGCAGCACCTGATCGACCATCTGAACGGCAAGACCTCGTTCACGATGCCAGCCGTCTGCTCGGTTGCGCTCGCGACCACAGCGCCAACCTCGACCAGCACCGGGGCGCTAGGAGCCAACGAAGCGGCGTACACCGGCTACGGGCGGCAGACGATTGCGGCGGCGGGCTGGAACGCGGCGACGGCAGCGACACCGTCCGTTGGCACGAACGCGGCGACGATCACGTTCGGCAACTGCACGGCGGGCACCTCGACGTTGCTGGGGTTCATCACCGCCGACTCCGCCACGGTCAACGCGGGCAACGCGGTCTGGTACGGGACGCTGACGAGCACCGTCATCTCAACCACGCAGACGCCGCCGACGATTGCCGCCGGGGCGCTGAGCGTTAGTGTTACGGGGACCTGATGGGCGAGATCTACACGCATCCAGATACCGGCGAGGAGATCGAAATCCCCGACGGCGCGGAGATCACGTACGTCGGCAAGGGCAAAGACGCCGAGATCGCCGGGTGGTCCAACCCGCCCGATACGCCGGAGGGCTCGCTCGCACCCGACCAGGTGGAGGACTACGAACCGAGCTTCGACCGGGCGGGCATCGAACGTCGCGTGCTGGGGTACGTCACCGATGACGATCACGTCGGTCGCGGGCCGCGCAACACCCCAGCGCGACTGGCGCAGGAGTTGGACGAAGATCCGTTCTCGCCGTTCGTCGCCGAGGAGGACGATGTCGCGACTCACCTCGAAGCGCTCGTGGAAGCGGGCCTGGTCGAGGAGCGCGACGACGGTACCTACGCGGTGACAGACGCCGGGCGCGTCGAACTGGCGAACTAAACAGGGGCGGGCCGTGAGCCTGCTGGCAACACAGCAGGACTTCGAGCCCGCTAACCCCACCGAGGGTGCGACTGCGCTCTACTACCAGCCGTACGACGGCTCGGGCTACGACATCGACGCCCCGGACTTTCAGGAGCGCTGCGACTGGCTGGTCGCGACCTACCCGCCGACCAACCAGAAGCTCGCGATCTGGGGCTGCGGGTTCGGGGCGCTAGTCAACCTGACCGTCGTCGCCGGGTACGACGCCTACGGCTTCGATGGCAGTTCGTACGCGATCTCGCGCGGCAAAGCGCTGCTGCCGACCATCGCTTCGCGCCTGTTCGTCCGCAACGCGCTCGTGTCCAAGGACGTGACAGCCTCGCGTACCGACGCCGGGTTGAGGGGCCAAGCGAAGTTCGCGCTCCTGGTCACCGAGTCAATGGTCAGCACGATGTCCGACGCGGAGATCAGCGCGATGCTGCCGCTGTTGCGTGCCTCGTCAAGCGCGGCGCAGGAGGTCCACATGGAAGTGCCTGAGGACCCAGGGGCAACTGCTGCTGGCATGAACGACTCGCGACTCAACTGGAAGTCCAGCGCGGACTGGAAGGCGCTGTTGTCGCCCGACGTTGTCTGGGACGCGGTCAACTACCAGGTCGTCTGATGACCAAACAGCTTATTCGCGGTTCGCCGTACCAGTCGATCCCGTACTACTACTCCAACCGTTGCGGGCCGTGGGTTGACAGCAACGGCAACGCCTGGATCGCCGCCTGGTCTGCTGGGTCTGCGTATAGCTGCGATGTCTGGACGTACGAGAGCACCGACGGTGGTAACACCTGGGGTCGCGTCGGCGTTGGCAGCAACAGCAACTACTTTGGCAGTCCGCTCGCTCTCGACTGCGCGTTCGATCCGGTCAACAACGTCATCTACTGCTTGACCTATGCCACTTCGCCGACACCCATCTGCCAGATTTGGACGTGGACCATCGGAACAGGCGTGTGGGCACGCTTTGACACCGGCACGTCACCGACTTTTACGGGACCAGTTGGCGGCGGAAGCACCTACAGGTACGCCTCCCTAAACCGCCTTTCGGACGGATCGTTCGTCGCCATCTTCCAGGGTCCCGGAGCAACGAACATGGGCACGACCTACGACCAGGTTTACTACTGTCCCGTTTCGGCGGCAGGCGTGTGGGGCACGCCCGTCGTGCTCTACGGCCTGTCAGGTAGTTCGATCCACGTCGATCTAATTGGAGCAACTGTCGGCGCAAGCAACCGCATTCACGTCCTGATGAGCAACGGCGTAGCGGGTACCACGATCTACCACCGTTCGCTCAGCGGCGCGACGCTTGACACCGCCGCGACCGTCGGAACCCGCACGACGAGCGGGCCGCTACCAGGCATTGCCTACGACGCCACGCTCGCCAAGGTGATCGCCACCGGTATCGGCACCAACTTTGTGATGCGGGCCAGTTCAATCGCCAACCCGACGTGGACGGCTGACGCAAACAGTCCCGGTTCGCCAACAAACGTCGGTGCAGCGAGCTTCATCTACGACAGCACCGGCAATACGCAGTACATCTTCTTCGGGACCGCCACCGGGCTGATGATGAACACCGCAACGGGAACGGGCACGACGTGGGGCACGGCGGCGCAGTTCGAGACAGACACGCCGATGGGCGGCATATCCCAAGTGGGCAAAGTTGCAGCAGGGATCGGCGTCTTCTACCAGACAAGCACACCGAACTCCTACACCGACGTTTACTCGCTCGGGCCGGTCGCCGTAGCGATCACCGCCTCGGCGAACGCTGCGGCTGGAGCAACCGCCCCGGTTGTCGTGCCCGTCTCCCTGGCAGCGATGGCGGGCGTAGCGTCCCAGGCCCAGGCGACGCTAACCGCACCATCTCCGCAATACCTCTCCTCGCCAGGGGTGACGGTTGGAGCAAAGACCTACGACCAGGTGGTCCTAGCCGATAACCCGCGCGGCTACTGGCCCCTGAACGACCCGTCGCTCCCCAGCGTTTCGGCGAGCGCTCCAGCCGGACTGATTGGCTGGTACGCAGCCGACTCGCTTCCCTTGAGCGACGGCGCGGCTGTTTCGTCCTGGCCGGACGGGTCTTCTGCCGCTATCGGCCTAGTAACCGGAACGGGCGGTACGGCCCCGACGTTCAAAGCAAACCAGGTCAACTACCACCCTGCCGTTCTGTTCAACGGCACGAGTGACTTTCTACAGGGCACCAACCCCGCGCTGACCAAACAGCCGCTTACCGTATTCGCGGTCTTTTCGAGCACAAGCGGCAATCGACTTTGGGGCGCTCAGGGCATACGCCTCATGCAGGGCGGCGTCACCGTGATCTACGCGGGTACCGGATTCAGTGGCCCCACGGTATCGGCAGGCTTCCACTACGGCACCTTCATCGTCAACGGAGCTAGCTCCCAAGTTCGCATCGACGGGGCGGTTGCAGCTTCGGGCGATGCAGGTGCGAACACGCCTTCGACCACCTTCGCAATCGGAAGCGAGGGCGATAACGCTCAATGGTGGGGCGGCGATATTGCTGAAGTGCTCATGTATAACGGCGTGCTTTCGCCGACCGACATTGCGACAGTCGAGGCGTACCTGAACAGCAAATACTTCACAGCCAGATCGGTGCAGATAGCCGACGCCTCGGGCAGAGGAAACACCGGGATGGTGGACCCGACGGTCGGAGCCGTCACGTTCGGGGCTCCTGGGATCGGTGACGGCAGTACAGCAGTCGCCTTCCGTGCCAATAAGGGCGGCGCTTGGGCGCTTCGCTTCCAGGACTTCCAATCGAACTGGCCGACCGACAACAATCAGGTCTTCGGTCCGGGTGGCGCGAACGTCACCACCATCTCGATGGAGTATTGGGCCAAGATCACCCCGAACGGCTCGTACTACTACCCGTATCTCTCGACCGTAGAGAGCTACGGCGGTGAAGCGTACCGCAGCCGTGTGGCAGGATCGAGCGGCCTGGACTTCAGCATTGTCGGTAACACCCAGGATGCAGCCACACCAAACGGCGTGGACAACCGATGGCACCATGTTGTCGGCACGTTCGACGGTGGCGCTGCGAACACGCCGTCATGCCTCTACCTGGACGGAGTGCTCGTCGCAACCGCATCCGGAGGTTTCACCGCACCCGAAACCCAGCAGATCTACCGTGTTCACGCGCTGTACGACGGCAGCCCGCCGCTGCTCGTGACTTCCTTCGCGAAATACGCGCTCTACGACCGTGTGCTGACCCCGGCCCAGGTGCGCACGCACTTCGCTGCCGGAAGCCAGTACAACGCGGCGGTTGTGGCCGACGCCCCGTCGTTGTTCTGGCCGATGGACGAGTCCGCATCAGTAACGAGCTTCCGCGACCTGATGGGTGGCAGCGTCGCAATCGTCTCACAAGGAAGCCCAGGTCGCGTAACGGGGATCGGCGACGGCGCAACGGCACCGGAGTTCAGTGGTACTTATGGCATTGCGGTCTTCTCGTCGGCGATTACCGCACCATTCTCTATCGAGGCTTGGTTCAACCCCGACGTGGTGCCCCAGGCCAACACTGGCGCTCAGACCCTTAACACGCGCTATCCGTCGGAGAACGGGTTTGACCTTCAAATCGGCAGCGTCAATGCAACAACGGCCCACGCAGACATCGGCTCCGGCACGGGTTGGTTGAGCACGTCTGCTGACCTGTCGGGAATCTCACCGCCGGTTGTGGCCGGTGGGTGGCATCACGTTATCTACGCGATTGGACCGACTGGCTGGACTGGGTATGTGGATGGAGTTCAACGCGGTAGCGGCACGTTGAGCGGCACGGCGCTGCTGGTGGACGGCAACCACAACCTCGTTGTTGCGAGCAACGCCACCAACACCGACTGGGCGGGCTCGGTCGCGAAGATCGCTGTCTACCCGTTCGTTCTCAGCGCGGCCCAGGCTCAGGCTCACTTCCAGTCCCTGACAGCACCGCCGCCCCAGCCCGCTGTCGGTGCTCAGGCTGCGACCGCTGCGACTGCGACGGTCGCGATCCCGCCGCCGGTTGCGTTCCTCGCCCCGTCCGCGCAGGCCACGACGGCAGCGAGCGTCGCGGTCACGTACCCGGCGAAGCTGACTCCCACCGCCCAGGCAACGACGGCGGGGCAACTGGTCGCTACCGCCACCGCACGGCTTGCCCCGAGCGCTGCGGCGGTCACCCAGGCGCAGGTGGTCGTGACAAGCGCCCCGTCGCTGACACCGGTCGCGCAGACAGTGGGTCAAGCAACGTCCCTCGTGACGGCGGCAAGCCGCCTGACTGCAACTGCCGCGAGCGCCAGCCAGGCGACCGCTGTGGTCACCGTCGCCACGCCGATGGCGATTGCGGCGAGCGCTGGTGCCGCATCTGTCGCAACCGCTGCAATCAACGCGCCCGCTGCGCTGGCCCCTAGTGCCATCGCGGCGACCCAAGCTGTTGGCTCGGTCATCCCTGCCGTGACGCTGTCCCCGGCCGCTGGTGCCGCTACGCAAGCGCTGGTCACGCTCACCGCTGTCACTCAACTCGCGGCGAGCGTCGGGGTGGCGGCGCAGGCGACCGTAGCGATCTCGATTCCCCAGGTCGCCCAACAGCTTGTCCCGGCTGCGCAGGCGACGAGTGCCGCGTCGATCCTGGTCACGGCCACGACGCTGCTGACCGTAACCGCTGGCGCGGCGTTCGCCGCGACCGGGGTGGCAGTCGCAGCCACGCCGCTAAGCCCGACAGCCGGAGCGATCACCCAGGCGACCGCGAAGCTCACCGCCGCTGTGAGCCTCGTCGCGATCCCCAGGGTCGTGACCGCCACTGACAACTTCAACGGGGCCGACGGAGCCATCGGTGGTACCTGGACCACCGGCTTCGACTCGCCAATGGTGATCGCCTCCCAGCAGGCGAAGGGCTCAGTCGGCGGAACGTGGACCGAGAGCCTCCAATCCGGCACGTACGGCAACGACCAGTGGTCCGAGGTCCAGATCACGGGCCAGCCGATCCCGGCTGACTGGATCGGCGCGAGCGTCCGCACCCAGAACAACGGCCAGGATCTCTACCGGTTCATCTACTTCAACAACGCCGGGAGCTACGAGCTACGGCTCGGCAAGCGGATCTCGGGCACCGCCACGACGTTGGTGACGCTGTCGTTGGGCACCACTCCGCTGCCGCTCGGTACCACGGTCGCGATCAGCGTCCAGGGCTCGACGCTGCTGCTGTGGGTCAACGGGGCGCTCGCGAACACGACAACCGACACCAGCATCCTCGGCGGCGGCACTCCCGGCATCATCGCCTTTGGGACCACCGCCAGCGTTGACAATTGGCGCGGCGGCGAGATCACGATGGCGCGCGCTCAGGCTGTCGTGCTGATCACCAGTGGCGGAATGGCGCTCGCTCCTGCCGCGACAGCGCAGGGCCAGGCGCAGGCCCAGGCTACGGCCACCACCTGGCTGGCACCCGTCGCCGCCGCGACCAGCCAGGCGACCGTTGCGCTCAGCGTCAGCACCGCCGTGGCGCTCTCCGCGACCGCTGCCACCGCAGCAGCCGCGACGGTGATACCCGCAGTGTCGCTGACTCCTAAAGCCGGGGTCGCGACTCTCGCGACAGCCGCTATCAGCGCACCGTCCCTCCTTGCGCTCGGAGCAGCGACCAGCAGCCAGGCGCTCGCTGCCATAGGAGTCGGTGGCGTTCCGCTCGCGGCTACGGCCACCGCCGCCACCCAGGCCGTCGTGTCGCTCACTGCCGCCCCGACGCTGACCGCAACCGCTCAGGCGACCACCCAGGCGCAGGGTGCTCTGACAGCCGCTCCGGCGCTCTCTGCCGCCAGCGCGGCCGTGACGCAGGCAACCGGTCAACTCCAAGCCCCGGCCCGTCTGAGCGTCGCAGCGAGTGCCACAGCGCAGGCCACCGCAACTGTCGTCGTTGTCGTTCAGGTCGCACCGGCCGCTCAGACGACCGCCGCCGCGACGCTGGTGCTCACCACAGGCACGGTCACGCCCGCGCTGCTAACGCCGTACGCCCAGGCGGCCACCACTGCGACAACGGCCCTGAGAGCCGCCACAGGGCTCACAGCCGCCGCCGGCGCTGCCGGGCAGGCACAGGCATCCCTTGGCACCGGAAGCGCTCTGGTGGTCGTAGGAGCCGCCGCAGCGGCTGCTGTCGCGACGGTGGTCGTGCCTGTCGCGCTGACGCTCACCGCCGCCGCGATCAGCCAGACCTACGCACTGGTCGTCAGCCAGGGCACGTACCTGGCGCTGATCGCGAACGCAAGCTCGGCTGCGACCGCGACCGCGACCGTCACCGTCGCCCTGACACCAGACCCTGTGGTCGCGCAGACCAGCGCCCAGGCGGAGGTGCTGACCGCCCCGCAGATCCAGCCCACGGCCCAGACGAGCACCCAGGCGAGCATGGTCGTCGGATACACGCCGTGGATCGCGCCCGCCGCCGCCGCCACCGCCGCCGCCGGCATCGCGGTTGGGTACACGCCGTGGCTGGCTGTCAGCGCCGCCAGCGCAACCCAGGCGCTCGCGGTTGTGTTCGCGCCGCACGCGGCGCTGCTGCTGTTGCCGCTGTACGCCGACGTGTCCTCTAACCGCACGGTCGTGGACGTGCAGGCTCCGACCGTCTACGCCGACGTTGTCTCGAACCGCACAGCCGTGGACACGCTGGACCCGATGACGTACGCCGTGGCGTTCTCGAACCGCAGCGACGCGGTGCTTGTCGAAAGCTAACTGCGGCACGACCCCGCCGGGCTTTTAGCATTGCGGTGTGTCCTCTTTGCTGACCGGTGCGTGGACGATCAAGCGCGGTGCTACTTCGCCGCCGTACCGGGCGACGCTGCGCCAGGCGAACAAGACGCCCATCGACCTGAGCGGCGCTGACCACGCGAACTTCGTGATGCGGCTGCGCAACGAAACCGTTCCGACCGTGGACGCTCAGGCGAGCATCATCCAGTCGGGCGATGCGCTGACCGGCACCGACGTTGGCGTGGTCGAGTACGACTGGGTGCTGGGCGACACCGACACGGCGGGGGTCTACGACGTGGAGTTCGCGCTCTACGACATCAACGGCGAGGTGTACGCCCGCATTCCGAACGACAGCTACCTGGAGGTTCAGATCCTGGGGAACCTCTCGTCCGTCGGACCCACCGGAACCTAGTCTCCAAGCGCATAACTTGTGCTAGTCTGTTGGTGCGCCCGACATGGGTGCGACATCGACCGAGGAGCACAGAGATGGACGACTGGAAGCAGATTCAAGAAGACCTCCGCGCCGGGGTTTACGGCGACTGGAACGAGATCCGCCACAACATCGCTGAAGACTTCGCCGCCGAGTCGCCGGGCCACGGCCTGGGATCAAGCGACATCAACCACATCGCCTACGGATGGGTCAAGTCCGAGCGGCTGACCAAGCCGACCTGCCACTGGCTGATCGAGGTCGCGTCCGGCAATCCCGAACCCGACTTCCCCGAGGACCTGTACCGCACCATCGAGTGCGGTGCCCCGGTGGTTTTCAACGAGTACGGCTCGTGGAAGTGCGAGGCCGGGCACGAGCACGTCAGCTACGACGACCCGGCGCGTGGCAGCTACGAGGCCGAGCAGGTCTACCGGGAGCGCCAGGAGGGCTAGGCCGTTAGCGCACGATACGTGCTATCCTTAGGGTATGCAAACGACCGAGGAGCATGGCATGTACTACGACGAATACGGCGACCCCCGCGATGGCGACGATGTCTACGACGCCTGGGTCGAGGCGCAGCACGAGAAGTGGGCGGAAACCGCCACCGAGTGCGGTAACTGCGGCGAGCTTTGGCAGGCCGGTTACCACCGCGCGACCAGGATCGACCCGGCCTACTACGAGATGGATACCTGCCCGTCCTGCGGCGAGTGGAGCATCGGCGACCCGGAGAAGGACGACGACGACGAGCCCGACGATGACGACAAGCCGGTGCGTGCCGACACCGGGTGGATCAAAGACCTGTTCGCCGAACAGTTCCCACCCGACCCGTCTGAGGAGAAACCGTTCTGACGAGGTGACGGCCGGGCGGAACGATGCCCGCCCGGCCCACCCCTAGTACCAATACGCTCTGCCGCCGACCGGGCGACCAGACGCTCCCATCGCCAGCAGGATCAGTCCCACGACCAGGACGATGATCCCGATGGTGAACAGGACCGCGAGCTTTGGCACAAGCAGTCCAACGATCAGCAGAGCCAGTCCGAGGATTACCATGCGCTGGGACTACCCGCAAACCGGGGGTCGCTCGCGTAGAGTCGCCGGACGGTGGTGACCGACACGCCGTTTTACGTCCTGCTCACGGTCGTCTTCTACAACGGGCTCGTGTTCGGCGGCGGGTGGTACGGCGAAAAGCTGCTGCATCGCTACCACCGACGCATCGCCTTGCGGGTGCTCCAGGAGTCCCGTCTGCCGTGGCGCTGGCGCGAATGGATCGTCCAGGCGATCTACTGGCTGTACCCGCTGCACTGAGCCCCCAGAATCCATCTGAGGGCAAGCGCACAACGGCGCTTAGTATCGAAGCCCATGAGTGCGCTAGCCGAAGACACACAGATCCCTGCTGACGTAACCGTTCTGCGCGAGTCGATGTACGCGCTCTCGCGCGACGCCGTTGAGTTCCCGCCCGAGCTAGCCGAGATGCGCGTCGAACGGCTCCTGGGCCGTGGGCTGAGCCTCCAGGAAGCGACCGCCACCGAGGCTGACGAACGCTCCAAGCTCGTACCGCTGCACATCCTCCGACCATGCCTCGGCAAGGGCCGTGGCCGACACGTCTACGAAGCCAACATGCTGCGCGAGAACGCCCACAAGTTCTCCGGCTGGCGGCAGTACATCGACCATCTCTCACCCGAGGCACGCAAAGCCGCGAAGGGCCTGCCGCGCTCGATCCGCGACCTGGGCGGCAGGATCGTTGAGAGCTACTGGGATCCGGCCGTCCCGGCTGACGAGTCCAAGGGCTTCGGCGAGGGCGCTGTTGTCGGGTGGTCGCTCCCGACCCCGTTCATCCGCGAGCTTGCCGAGAACGACCCCGAACTGGTCGAGGCGTCGATCTCCGCGAACGCCACGGGCGTGCAACCCACGATGCACGGTGGTCGCCGCGCGTGGCTGGTCGAAGGGATCGAGGATCACGGAAGCGTTGACTGGGTGACAGAAGCCGGTGCTGGTGGCCGCGTCGTCCAACTGATGGAGGCTGCCTACAAGGAGGACGGAATGAGTTTGCTGGAGTCGATGACGGACGAGGAGTTCGTCGCCTACGTGCAGGAGGTCCGTCCACACCTGCTGGCAGAGCAGGGCGACGGTGACGCGGAGGACGCGGCCGACCAGGGCGACGACGAGCTTGCCGAGATGGTCGCCAAGCTCAAGAAGAAGAACCCCAAGCTCTCGGACAAGCAGGCGCAGGCGATGGCGCAGCAGGCGCTCAAGAACGCCCAGGAAGCGACAGTCGAGGAAGCCAACACACAGGAGACAGATATGGGTGTGACCCCAGAGGCGCTCCAGGAAGCTCTCCACAGTGAGGACTTCCGGGGCACGCTGAAGACGCTGGTCGAGGCGGCAATCGCCGACGAGCGCGAGTTGATCCGGGCAGAGGCACGGGCCGACTCTGACCGCCAGCTTGACCTTCGCGACATGCGCGACGCGGCGCACAAGCAGATCGCGGAGGCGAAGCTCCCGGAGGCGTTCGCGAAGGGCACGCGGAACCTGTTCGAGATCACCGACGACGGGCCGACTCCGGCGCTCGACATCGTGGACGACGTGGACGACGACGGCAAGGTGACCAAGAAGGCGGAGGACAAGCTGGCCGAGTCTGTTGCCGCTGCGATCAGCGAGCAGCACGACCTACTCGCGGCAGCGAACCCGACCAAGGTTCGAGGCCAGGGCGTCGGCGCTCCCGCCAAGCGCGGCGAGGGCGAAGGCGGCGACAGCGAGCCCACGAAGGGCGAAGGCACCCTGTGGGGCGCGGTCCTTCAGGAAGCAGGAGTCGATCCCGCCAAGGCGTGGGACGACTGAGGCCAACCGGGATAACGGAAAGGAGCAAGGAACATGCCGTATAACCGCCCAGGCCCAGGCGTCTACGTCACCAACGGAGGCACCGCCATCGCGCACAACTCGCCAGCCGTGGTCAACGGCTTCGCAGGGGTCGCCGTCAAGCAGAAGGTGGTGCCGTGGTCGCAGGGATACCAGTCCCCGGCGATGATCGCCGCAGGCGAGCCGTTCTTCCTGATCACGAAGGGAGTGGTCCAGGTGTCAAACGCTGGGATCACCGCCAACGTGAAGGGCGACCCGATCTACATCTCGGCAGCCGGAGCGCTCACGGCCACGGGTCCGGCAGGCGGGAAGTTTGGCCGGATCGTGGAAATCGCCGGATCGCGAGGCACCCCACTGAACCAGGTGCGGATCGACCTCGACTCGAAGGACAGCTTCGTATAGCAGGAACTCGTCCCTCCCAGGTAGCCCCCTCTGGGATGCGGCTGATAGCGCCAAGGGCGCTTTAGCGGGCTCGGATTGGCCTAGACGAAACAGGAGCAGAGATGAACGGCAACCCATACGGTGTGTTCGGCAGGCCGATCCGCCTGCTGGAGGCGTACAAGGAGTGGCGCGACGAACGGATGCTGGAGGAGGCGGACTCGAAAGCCGACTTCCCGAGCTTCCTGTACGGCCCGGTGCGCCAGTCGATGTGGACGGGCTACAGCCGTGCGCAGGCGCAGTACCAGCGTTACACCCGGCAGGAGAACGCGCCCGACTTCCGCGAGCGGCGGCTGCGGGGTCTGAACGGCCTGCTGGGAATCGGGTACGTGGGCGACCACGGTTCCTACCCAGGGCTGCGCCGGACCGAGCGTGCACCGGCCACGCTGTCGGTGGACACGTACGGCGGCGTCTACCAGATCACCCGCCAGGCGATCATCAACGATGACTCGAACGAGCTACTGAACCGCAACCCGGCGGACATGGGCTACGCCGCCGGCGTGTTCATCCTCCAGACCGTCATCGCGATGATCGAGAACCCCGGCAACGCGCCGGACGGCAACCCGTTCTACTCGACGGGCCGTGGCAACCAGGTCGTGACCCCGCTGGCGGAGGACGCGCTCGCGAACGCGGTCGCGTTCATGGAGTCCCAGCAGGATGACGACGGCAACCAGATCGTCGTGACCCCAGCGGTGCTGGTCGTCAAGAACGCGGCGATGCAGATGATCGCTCAGCGCATCCTCAACTCGACCCAGACCGGCACGAACATCCAGTACACGGGTGGCACTGCCGGAGTGGGCGCGGCCCTGTTCGACAAGGGCACGATCAACCCGCTGGCAGGCATCCTTCCGGCCGACGGCGTGATCCGCGATCCGTGGTTCCACGACTCCAACGACTGGTATCTGTTCGCTGACCCGAACGACGTGCCAGCGTTCGCCGTCGGGTTCCTGAATGGTCAGGCGGAGCCGCAGGTGATGTTGCGCGATCCGATGGTCAGAATGGCGCTCGGCGCGGGCACAGACCCGTATCAGTTCGAGTTGGACTCGGTGGACTTCAAGGTTCGGTGCGACTACGGGGTCGGCGTGATCGACCCGCGCGGGGCGTATCGCGCAATCGTTCCGTAGCGAGGCGGATCGCGAGCAGCGGATACCGGCTGGAGTGCCCTAGCAGGCGGCGAGCAGCCGCTTGCAGGGCACGATGGCTCGTTTGTGATCTTGGCATCGGCCGAGGGTAGCCTTCGACTCGTAACTCCGAGACTGAGGAGACAGCAATGCCACGAGGCAGTGACGCAGATGCAGCAGGCGAGGAACTCAAAGCTCGCACAGGGTTTACCCCGAACGCGGAGGACATGATCGCCGAGAACACCGCTCGCTTCACCGAGGAGCTTCGCGCCGCGAGCAACCGTCCCGTAGACCAGGAAGCTACGGACGAGATGGACGAGGACGAGGCGCAGGGCTACGTCGAGGGTGACGACGAGACGGTCGTCAACTGGGCGGTTCGCGGCCCGTTCGTGGTGCTCGTCACCGAGAACGACGAAACCGGCGAGGTGACCAAGCACGTCCACGCGATCAAGGGCCAGGAGAAGAAAGCTGAGCGGCTCGCGACCCGTGGGCAGGCGAAGAAAGCTGACGACGAGGCCGACGACGACGACGAGCCGAAGGCCGCGCCCCGCGCCACCCAGCGCACCACCTCGGGAGCCGCGTCGAAGTAGGTTTCGTTGACCATCGTTGACGATCCCACCACCCCGTTCACCGGGGTGCTACCGCCGACGGTGGCGGACATCGAGGCGTGGAGCAGGCTCGACTTCTCCTCGCTGGATGCTCCGTTCACCGACGCGGACCTCCAGATCCGCCTTGACCGCACCGTCGCCTACCTGGAGGCGACCACGGGGCGGCTGTGGGACGACACGATGCCGCCGCCGCTGTTGCCCATCGCCCAGGAAGCGACCCAGCTTCGCATCGAGCAGATCTGCTTGCAGGAGCAGGAGGACTACGCGGAGACGGTCAACGACGATCAGACCCAGTCGTTCACGGCCGGGAACTACTCCGAGTCGCGGCGCAGCCCCCGCGACCGGTACACCGGCCTGACGACCGGGCTGCCGGAGATCAACTCCAACCCGTGGCTGAACCGCGACATCTGGCTGCTTTGCACCGACGATATGCGGATGTACTGGACAGCGACGTTGCAAGGCCAGGCGGCGGTGTCGCTGATCCCGAGCTTCGCGGTGACTGAAGCGGACTGGGGCAACTACGACGGGCTGTACCCCTACTCGTGGGGGGTCGGCATGGCGCGAGGGGCGCTGGACGCGAATACTTGGGGCGCGTAGATGGCGTTCCAAGGGTGCCTTGTGGACCAGGCACGCCGGGTGGTGCGAACCCCAACGCCCGTGCGGGTGGAGGGCACCACCCAGTTCGCGGATCTGAATTACCCCTGGTTCAAGTGCCGGTTCACGTACAACCCCGCGCCGGACTCCGACGACGCGCAGGCGGGGCGTAGGCGGGTGCCGCGCACCGGCACGATCATGTGCGGGCTGCGCGACCGGGACGGCAACACGCTGGCGATCAACGCCTCCGACCGGCTGGAGGTCAACTCCAAAGAACTGGGCCGGGCGGTCTTCGAGATCACCTCGGACGGCGAACCGATCCGCAAGAAGCGCAGGATGCTCGGGTGGATGGCGAACGTCACCAGGGTCGAGGAGCACGACTTCACGAGGGCTGAGCCGTAGCCGACCAGGTCAAGTTCGAGGCGAAGTACATCGGCCCGAAGCTCTCGGACCTCTACAAGCCCGAGCCGCTGGAGCGCGCGGCCAGGCGAATGGCGAACACGGGTGGTGACGCGCTGCAACGCCGGATCAGGGAGAACACCCCGGTTCGCACCGGGGCGCTGCGCGAAAGCTGGATTCGCACCGAGGCCACCAAGCACGAGGACCGCTACGAGTCCCGCGTCCAGACCGACGTGGACTACGCGCCCTACGTCAACTACGGCACCGGGCTGTGGGGGCCGAAGCACATGAAGTATCTGATCGAGCCCGTGCACGCGCCGATGCTGTCGTGGATCGACCCGAAGTCCGGCAAGCGGGTGTACGCCCAGCGCGTGTGGCACCCCGGCTCGCCGGGCGCGTTCATGCTCGAATACGGCGCGGCCAAAACCGAGGCGGAGATCGAAGTGATCCTGCTCCCCGACCTGGAGCAGATGAAGGCCGAGTACGAAGCGCTGGCGGTGAAAGCGCAGGTGAAGCTGCCATGACCACGACCACACCTCCGCCGCTGGACTCGGGCCGTGCGCACATGGACGCGCTGCGCTCGGTGAAGCGCTACGTCGCCGTCGCGCTCGGCGACGACTGGGAGGTGCGCCTGTCCCGCGAGGAGGGCGCGTTCGCGAGGCCGTTCGCCCGCGTGTGGCAGGTCGCGGGAACCACGTACCCGCTGACCTCGGGGCGCTGGCTGGCGGACATGGTGCAGCCGTTCGTGATCGTCGCCTACCCGCTGCAAGGCCGCGACCCGGACCAGGCGTTGCTGTTCGCCCAGTCGGTCGAGAACACGCTGTACCAGGCGTTCCGCGTCGGCGTCGAGAACGGCCGGGCGATGCGCGTGCCGCTCTACAACTACTACCGCACGCAGGACTGGGACACCGGTACCTGGTACCCGCAGGCGTTCATGCGCGTCAACGACCTCTCCACCCAACCGTTCCCAGACCCGGACGTGAACACGCTGTGGAGCGTTGTGTGCGACGTGCGCCTCGCGTGGCGGCGCATCGCTGAGACGATCCCCGACTCCCCGACCCTGGAGAGCGTCCGGGTCGAAAGTTCATCTGTGGAGTGAGCAACGCCGCGCCTTAGTATCGGCTCCAGCCCGTCCTGTGGGGTTCACAGAGAGGAGCCAACGAGGTGGAAACTGAAGGCGGAACCGCGCCCACGCGGAGTAGCGGCAGGTCGGGCAGCAAGAGCAAGACCGAGCCGGAAACGACCGAGCAGGAAATGACTGAGCACGCCGGCGGTGACGTACAGATGCCGGTCAGCCAGTTGATCGAGGGCGCAACCGCGTACCTCGGATACCCATCTTGGACGGCAGCCGGGGCGCTGTCCGGCCATGACCCGGACGAGATGATGCGCATCGACGCGGCCAAGTCCGCAATCGAGGAGTGGCACTCAACGCCGCTTGAGAGCGAGGAGGAGTAAAGATGCCGGGTTCCTTCTCCAAAGACGCCAGGCCCGTTCGCCCAGGCGCGTACTTCGACTGGGAGGCTCAGCCAACCACCACGATCCAGCCGAACATCGGCTCGGTCGTGGCACTGCCCATCGTTCACGACTGGGGGCCAAGCGAGCAGATCGTGTCGTGCTCCTCGCTCGGTGACTTCCAGGCCAAGTTCGGCCCATCGACCGACACCCCTGGCTACGCGGCGGCGCAGCAGTGCTTCCGTGGCGAGGGCGTGAACGGCCGAGGCGGCGCAGGTGGGATTCTCGCCTACCGGATGTCTGGGTCCACCGCCGCGAAAGGCACCGTCCTCCTGAAGAACACAGCAGCGGCGACCGCGATCACTCTGACCGCGCTGTACGAGGGCTCGTACTCCACCGAGAACCTGGGTGTGCGTGTGCGCGTCGGTACCGCTCCGTCAACAACGGACGTAGTGATCACGCTGCTCGGCACGATCATCGAGGTTCACACAGCGGCGACGGCCGACACCAATGCGATGGTCGCGCAGATCAACTCGACCTCTAACTGGGTCAGTGCCGCAGTTGGGGCGACCGGTACGGCGCTGGACACGTCGAACCCGAACACGGTTCTGCCGTTCGTTGGTGGTGACGACGGCGCGACGCTGCTGCCCGCCGACTGGACGAACATGCTCGCAGCACTGTCTGCCGCACGCTTCTCGCTGTTCGCCCCGTTCGATCTGACGGACCCCTCGATTCTCACGTCCGTGCAGGTGTGGGTCCAGCAACTGAACTCCGTCGGGAAGCGGTTCATGGCCGTTGTCGGTGGGGCAGCGGCTGACACGGCGACAACCGCTACCGCACGCTCAACCTCGATGTCGGGGCTGCCGGGCAACGGCGGCGGGGAGAACATTGTCAACGTGGGCGTCGGGACGTTGATAGACGACGAGCTAGGGACGCTGTCCACCTCGCAGCTAGCTCCGCGTATCGCCGGGATCCTCGCGGCCCGTGGCGAGTCGATGAGCCTCACGTTCGCCCGCATGGCGGGCTGCACCGCCGGCGTGCTGCCGTCCGACTCCGACGTGACCCTGTGCTTCAACGCCGGGGTGGTCGTGTTTGGGATGGACTCCAACCCCGATGCCCCGATTCGCGTCGAGAAGGGTTTGACGACCTACGTTGGCGGCGATGCCTCCAAGCCGTACCTGATCTACCGCAACCCGAAGTTCGTGCGCACGATGCACGGCATCGAGTTGGACATCACCGACTGGGCAACCGCTACGGCCATCGGCCTGTTGCAGGTCAACGACCAAACCAGAGCGCTGGTCGTTGGCTACGGCCACCAAGTGATGGACCAGCGTGCCGGGCTCGGAGTGATCCAGAACGGCTTCACCGTCGGTGTTGACCCGGTCCCGCCGCCGTCCGATGAGGACGAGTTCGTCGCGGTGGTGTACGGGATCGCGTTCGGCCGCTCGGTCGAGCAGATCTTCAACACCGTCTACATCTCCTAAACCCATAACGTGAGCTAAGAAGGAGGTGAACTTCTAATGGCTGAGGTTGGATCAAGTGAGGGCCTGTACCGCATCAGCGGGATGTACGGCTACGCCATCATGGATGGCTGGGTGAGGGCCGAGATCACGAATGTGACCGCGACCATCACCATCGCCAAGGTCGAGATCCCGCTCGTCGGGGCGACCCGCATGGGGATCAAGCCAGGGCGTGAAACCCGCGAGGGCACGTTCAACATCCAGAAGATCGACACCCACTGGGAGAAGTACATCCACAACTACATGAGCCAGAGCCTCGCGCAACGCCGCGCGGCACGAGGCACGCAGGCTGGTTCGATGCGGTCGTTCTCGATGCAGGTCTGGCTGGACGACCCCGACGCGCTCGGGGCCGAGGTGTGGCAACTCAACGGGTGCATGCTGTGGGATCTGCCGTTCGGGTTCGATATCACCACCGACGTGATCGACAAGTCGCTCAGCTTCGGCTGGGAGTCAGAGAAGCCGTTGCAGAGCTTCGAGATCATCCAGGGGCAGACGAACCCGATCACCGGCCAGCCCGCAATCCGGTACCTGGACACCCTGAGCAGCTAGGCACGCCGTGATCGTTGACTACGAGCGTGCCTGGCTGGAGTTGAAAGCCGCCATCGTGGAGAAGAACTCGCACGGTCAACGGGACCTTCTCTCAACCATGAGCCGCATCGAGGTGCAGTGCCGCCTGCCTGAAGGCGAGCGCAACTTCGACCCGACCCCCTTGGAACAACGGCCCGCTGTCCGACCGCTCCGCGAGGCGGCGCGACATGGCTGATCTGTCAAACCGTCGTGAGGCCAAAGGCCCCGAAGGAGCACCATGCCAGACACCGAAGTCGTGGACTCGCCGGACGTTCGCGTCCAGCCTCCTGAACCGCCCCAGCGGCCCGTAGGCCGCGCCGCTGAGCAGCAGGCAGCGGAGGCCCTGCTGCCTCCCCCGACGAGCCTCAGAGGCCGGGAGGAACGCCCACAGGACGAGGATCGCAACACCCAGGACGTGCTTGCGGATCTCGCGGCCGACAAGTCCGTGTCCGAGCCGGAGGTCGCGTCCGCGCTCGACTGGTTCCTGTCGGAGGAGCCCGACGAGGATGTCGAGCCGACGCATGTGATCGAGATCAACGTGGGGATCGGCGAGCACCCGAAGTGGGTGCGGTGGATCGTCCGGCCCATCGACTCGGACGAGCTTCGGCGGATCCAGCGCACCACGTCAGCGCTGCGCCGTCGCGGCCGTCAGGACGATCTCGCCATCGACCAGTTGGGGAACCTGAAGGTGATCGTTGCCGGGTCGGTGGACCCGGACGTGGAGAACCTCGCCCGCGACCGAGCGCAGACGCCGGAGGCGCTGCTGCAAAAGCAGTTCCGCAACAAGCCGGGGCTGATCGCCCAACTCGCGAATCAGATCATGGCCTTGTCGGGGTTCGATGACGAGGACGTGAGGGACGCGCTGAGCGCAAAAAACTGATCAAGGCCGGGGGCGAAGCACAGATGCTGTTCCTGGCCTGGAGGTACGGCAGTGAGGACCCCTACAGGCTCTACAACGGTCTTGACGTGGTGTACCGCCCGCTCGGGCACCCGGAGGAGCAGCCGCGCCCGCCGCGCTACCCCACGCGCCTGCGGCACTTCCTCTACGGGGCGGGACTGTTCGCTGCCGAGGTCGAAGCGAAGCTCTCCACCGGGGGCGGTACCGCCAGGGCGGTCAAGGTGCTGGGAGGCTAGGTGGCTGTAAGCATCGAAGCAGCCTTCGTCCTGGTCGATAACGCCTCGAAGGCGCTGCGCAAAATCGAGTTGCAAGCGATTGCGACCGACAAGGCGCTCAAGAGCATGGGCGGCGCGAGCAGCGGCGGTGCGCAGGGGTGGAACCGGTCGTTCTCGACGGGGGCGACGAAGGCCATCGGCGATGTCACGAAGGCCACCAAGGACCTGAACGCGGCGACCGACGACACCGCCTCGAAGGTGGATAGCGCCACCAAGAAGGTGCGCACCCACATGTCGGTCCTGCGGATGCTCACCTCGCCGGTCCGGTTCCTCGCAACGCACATCGGCAACCTCGCGAAAAGCACTGAGAACTGGACGCGGAACCTGTTCAAAAACCACCCGGCGCTGGTCAAGATGGGCGGGGCGTTGGGCGCGGTCGGTGGGGGGGTGAAAGGGCTCGTCACCGCGCTGCCGCTGATGGCTTCGGCGGCGCTTGCGGCGCTAGGCCCGATAGTCGCCCTCGGTGGTGCTATCGGTGCGCTCGCGGGGTCGCTCAGCTTCGCTGTTGGTGGCGGGGCGCTGCTCGGCGGCGGGCTGCTCGGCAGCTTCGCTGTGGGGCTCGGGTCGGTCGTGGCCGTCGCGAAACCCGCGATCACGCAGCTTCAGAACTACCAGAAGGCCGTCAAGCAACTCCAGACAGCGGAGCAGTCCGGCTCGAAAACGGCGGTCCAGGCCGCGCAACGTCGGCTCGACGCGATCAACAAGGCCAACCCCGGTGTCGCGAAGCTGGGCGAGAACCTGAAGGGACTGGAGAACGCTTGGAAGAAGGCAACCGCGCCCGGCCGCGCTGCGTTCTTCGACCTCGCGAACACCGCCATCGGCGAGGTTCGCAAGAACATGGGATGGCTCGCGAAGGAGGCGGACACGAACACGAAGGCGGTCGCGGACGCCTTCAAGAAGAACATCGGGCCGCTAGCCGACGCGCTACGGCCAATGATCCAACGCTTGGGCTCGATCTTCCGCGCGAACCTCCCCGGCTTCGCTGGCGGGATCACGAACATCGTCAAGGGCCTCAGCAACATCCTCAAGGTCCTGGAGCCGCAACTGAAGACGTTCGGCACCGGGTTCGACAACCTCACCAAACGCTTCGATGAGTGGACCTCCTCGAACCGGGGTCAGAAGTCAATCAAGCTGATGGGCGAGGAGTTCAAACAGTGGGGGCGCATCCTCGGCGGGGTCGCGCGCATCCTCGGCGACGTGCTCGGAGCGGGGGCCAGGGCGAGCCAGGGGACGATCAAGAACTGGGCGGACTCGATCACGAAGTTCGCGACCGTGCTTGGCGGCAAGGGCGGCACCAAGGGCGTCCAGAGCTTCTTCGCGCAGTCGCTCAAGGAGGCCGGGAAGCTCGTCAAGCCACTGGAAACCATCGCCAAGTCGCTCGGCCAGCTTTACACGCTGATGAAGCCGTTCGGCAGCGTGATCGAAACGGTCGTCGGGCACATGCCGCCGGCGTTGCTGACCGCTGGGCTCGGGATCTTCCTGGCCGCGAAGACAGCCATCGGCGCGTCGAAAGGGTACGGCGCGGTCACCGGAGCGCTGTCGAAGTTCGGGCTGGGCGGCAAGGACCGAGGCGACCGTCCCACGAACCCGCTGTTCGTGGCGGTCGTAGCGGGAGCCGCCTCGATGCTCGGCGGCGGCGGGCTGCGTGAGAGGTTCGGCAACACCAGGCTCGGCCGGAGGCTCAGCGGCACCAGATTCGGCCAGAGCAGATTCGGCAAGTTCCTCGGTCTTGGTGGTACAGCCGAGACGGCAGTCGGCGAAGCGGAGCAGTTGGCCCTCCCCGCCGTGGAGGGAGCCGCGACAAAGGGCGGGTTCCTCAGCAGGCTGTTCAGCGGCGGCAAGGGGCTCAGCGAGCTTGGGACGGGCGCGAAGCTCCTGGAAGGTGGCGGTCTGGGGCTTGGAATGGCAGCGCTGCCGCTTGTCACCGGCCTGCTGCCCAAGGGCGTGCGGAACATCGTGAACAGCAAAGTCGGCCGGGGGTTGCAGACCATCGGCTCAGACACTGCGATTGGCGCGACCGTAGGCAGCATCGTCCCTGGGCTCGGCACCGGGATCGGGGCGGGAGTCGGGGCGGGAGTCGGAGCCGTCTCCGCGCTCGGGTGGAACCCGTTCTCCGACAAGGGCCGCAAGAAGTTCGTCAGCGACATGAAGAACACCTGGAGCGCGGTCAAGGACGGTGCGGGCAAGGCGTGGGGCGGCATCCAGAGCGCAGCGGGCACCGCTGTCGGGTTCGTCAAGAAGCACTGGGAGATCGCCGGGGCCATCGCTGGACCTGTCGGGCTTGGGGTGACAATGGCGATCAAGCACTTCGGGGCGATCAAGAGCTTCCTCGGCGGGCTCGTGGGCAGCGTCACCGGCTTCGCGAAGAAGATCGGCAGCGGGTTCGCGAGCGGAATCAAGTCCGGCGTGAGCGCCGTCGCGCACGGTATCGGCAGCGCGGCGCACGCGGTCGGCCACGTCGCCAGCGGTGCCGCTCATGCCGTCGGCGGAGCCGTCAGCAGCGCCGCGAGCGCGATCAATCCAGCCAACTGGTTCGCGCACGGCGGCAGGGTGCCGAGCACCTCCGACATTCTGGTCGGCGAGGCTGGACCCGAGGTCCTGCATGTGCCAGGCGGATCGCGCGTCACGCCGCTGACAGGCCCGTACGCGCCGTGGCCGCAGTTCGGGATGCAGACCGGGTTCCCGACACCGCTGCCACGACCAGGAGGCGGTGGGATCGGCGGCGGGCTCGGAGGGATCCTCGGCTCCGCGCTCGGGATCGACCTGTCGCCGCAGGGAATCGGGCGACTCGTCAGCGCCGTGAATGACCTGACCAACGCGCTGACGGGCCGAGACAGCCTCCAAAGCGCACTTCAGGACGTGGGCACCCAGTTCGATGACCTCAGCAACAGCGCCCAGACCGACTGGCAGAGCATTGAGAAGACGACCAAGGACGCGCTGGACAGCATCACGGCGAACCTGACGAACGCCAACGACGTGCTCGCCAAGAACTACGAAACCCTGGTCGGGAACATCCAGAAGTCCATGACCCTGGCGGTGAACGCCACCCAGCAGGGGGTCAACACGATCTTCCAGGAGATGGCGAAGGCGTTCCAAACGCTCGGAGTCAGCAGTGGCACATCCAAACGCCTCGCGAAAGCCGGGTTCGGCGGCGGTGGCAAGGCCAAGGGCAACGCGACCGGCGGACGGCTGCCCGGCGAGCCCCAGGGCGACCATCTGCCGCTGCTCGGCCGAGGCGGAAGCCTGCTCGGGATCGCTGACGGCGGCGAACTGGTCGTCAACCGACACACCGAGAAGCGCGTGGACGCGAAGCTCGCGGCGTACGGCACCACCCTGGGTCACGAGGTCGCTGGGGAAACCCAGCCGCACTATGCGCGCGGCGGACGCATCCCCCGCTACGCGACCGGCGGCGTGATCGGAGCGGTAGACCAGTTCTTCAGCGGCAAGGGATTCGGCAAGGTCGCCATCGCAGGCATCCTCGGCAACGCGATGCAGGAATCCGGGTTGAACCCCGGCACGGCCGGCGGCGGAATGTGGCAGCAGATCTCCAACTTCGGCAGCGGAACCGGCGGGCCGCTGCTCGCGCAGATGCAACGCATGTACCCGCAGATCGCAAGCCTGCGTGGACCGATGAACGCGGCAGCCAGCCCCGGCGCAGCCGCGACGATCTTCGAGCAGCAGTTCGAGCGGGCAGGCATCCCCGCGCTCGCGAACCGCATCCGCTACGCCAACGAAGCGTTCGCAGGGAAGCTCGGCGCGGGGCTGATGGGCGGCGCGGGGTTCCTCGGTACCGTCCCGAAACTCCGCACCCCGAACATCGGTCGCCCCGGCATGTTCGGACGACTCGGCCAGCGTGCCATCAACGCGCTAGCCGCTGCCGCGAACGGGATGATCCAGGCGCAAGGGAACGTCGCGATGGGCGGCGCTGGGGCAGCGCCGATGACCGGCCCGGCAGCCGTCCAGGCGATGGTTCGCGAAGCCGACAAGATCGCCGCCCACCACTACAACTACGAGTGGGGCGGCGGACACGGAGCCATCGGCGTACCAGGCCACGGCAGCGGCCACGGCTCAGGACCCGGCGTTGGGTTTGACTGCTCCGGCACCGTCAGCGCGGTGCTGCACGCCGCCGGGTTGCTGAACACGCCGCTGACCTCCGGGCCGCTAATGTCGTGGGGCGCTCCCGGACCAGGCAAGAGCGTCACGATCTGGGCGTCGCCGGTCCACACGTTCATGGCGATGAACGGCCACTACTTCGGCACCAGCGGCTCGAACACTGGCGGCGGCGCTGGGTGGATCGGACAGTTCCCCGAGTCGATGCCCGCCGTCCGGCACCCGCCGGGACTGGCGATGGGCGGGCGGACCTCCAACCGATGGGCTGGGCTCGATCCCGTCGAGCGCGAGCGCCAGAAACGCAACCCGTGGGCGATCCTGCCGGACAGGGGCTTCGCGCAAGGCGGACGTGTTCCGTGGTTCGCGTCCGGTGCTGACTTCATCGCTCGCCGTCCGACCGTGATCGGTGTCGGTGACGCGCCGGGTGGCGAGCGGGTCACGGTCACCCCGCAGCACTCGAACACAACCGCCGGGCGTCCGGTGACGATCAACATCGGGCGGATCGAAGTCAACCGCAAGGGCGACGTGCAGAAGATCGTGGACGAGGAAATGAAGCTGCTCGCGCAGAGCATCGGGAGAACGCTGTGAGCGAGATCAGATCAGCGGCGCGATGGAGCAAGACGCTGACCTACAACCTCGCCGACGAGGTGTTCTACAGCGGGCAGACGTGGGCTGCGGTCTGGCAGAACACGAACCACAAGCCAGGGACGGACAACCGAAACTGGAGTTCCGTAGCGGCACCGGCCTGGTCGAGAAACGCGACCTACACCGCCGGAAGCGTCGTGTCCTACGCGGGGTATGCGTGGATCGCGACGACCACCACGGGAGGCGTGCCCGGCGGTCCAGGCTGGAACCAGATTCCGGCGTGGTCAGCATCGCCCACCTACCAGGTCAATGCGTACGTCTTCAACGCCGGGCAGGTATGGCAGGCGACCGCCTCGAACCAGAACAATCCGCCGGGGGATCCGTGGACGCTCGTGCAACTCACCCCGTACGAGAAGGCGCTCCAGAAGGCCGACGACACCGAGAAGGCCGAGCGGTACAAGCGGGAGCTTCACGCGGGGCTTGCGGAGAGCCGTCACGACCCGCCGCCGGCACCGCCGGACGGGGTCAAGGTCACGCTGTCAGCCATCGGCGGCGGGCTGACGGTGGACAAGAGCGGCCGGGCGCTACTGCCGCAGGCGTTCGTGTTCCAGTGCGGTCCGCTGGAGCAGTACACCGTCGCGCACACCTTCAACATGGGCACCTACGACACTGTTGACGACGACCAGTTCGCCCGGCGTGGCTCCCGGCAGTTGGACACCTGGCAGTTCGACACGCTCGCGATGTACCTCGGCGCGACGAAGGACGGCAGGCACTACCTCCCAGGCTGGGTGCCGTACCCGACCAAGGAGCCGGGCGCTCAGCAGTATCACCGGCCCGAGTGGTACGTCGATCAGCTACGCGCCCTGTTCGACGCCGGGGCACCGTTTCTCTACGTCGCCGCGTTCAAGGGCTCGTCAACGATCCACCGCACCTACGCGCTGCTGACGGCATTCAACGAGGACTACCGCCACGGCGAGGGCGACGCGATCTACCTGTCGGCCGTGAGCTTCATGCAGTGGCGTGATCCCAGGGGCACCGGCAGCCCGCAGCAGCGGCACAGCCGCGTCCCGGCTCGCGTGCACTTCAGGAAGAACAATCTGGTGAAGAACGGGCCGATGCTCGCGTGGGATGACAAGGTCGGCCAGGTCGGCTCCAAGGACCCCCATCGCGCCACTACCCTGTGCGACCTCGCGCGGTTCTACTACCACGACCCTGGGGAATGGCGCACCATCGCGAAGGCCAACAACTTCACGGGCGGCAGCGGCAACATCTCGATCTACGACCGCTGGAGCCCAAAGGCTTCCCGTAGCCAGCCGCTCGGGTGGTTCGTGAACGTGCCCAAGGAGCCGGAGAAGAAGCCCGCTGAGCGCAAGGTCACCAAGCAGAAGGTGAGGGCTCGATGACCGCGACCGCTGCCAAGGACCGTCACAAGGAGGTGCAGCGTGCGCAGAAGGCAGCCGCCATCAACCTGGCGAACATACACCTGACGCGCAAGGAGAAAACGGACGCCTCCGGTGTGAGGCTGAGCGGCAAAGCGGAGCGCCGGATTGATCGCCTCCAGCAGAGTGCGACCAGCGACCTGGAGCAGGACATTCGAGCACCTGACTTCTGGAAGACGCGCCTGCGGCTGTTCGTGCGCTGGGAGGGGCACACCATCGACATCTCCCGGCTGTGCGACACCATCTCGTGGCAGGACGTGTCCTCCGACAACCTGCGGAACATCAACACGCAGGCGGCGATGACCGGGTCGATCACCCTGCACAAACCGCCGCTGCGCCAGTACGACAAGCTTGCGCCGCTGGTGTTCCCCGGCATCTCGTTCTCCGCACGGGTCGCGAAGGACTCCAGCTACCTCAAGCCGGGGGCGATGGGCTCGCAGATCGTCTGCCAGGTCGGGTACGGCGACACGTACTCGAACCTGTGGGTGATGCGCGTCGTGCCGGGCTACAACCAGGACACCGCCGAGGCGGTCACCCTGTCGGACGGGTCGTGGACGCTGACGCTCGCTGACGACCTGTGGCTGCTTGCCCAGAACGTCGCGGACTTCAAGTACACGAAGGGCAAGAAGATCCGCCCGCACGGGTGGCGCTGCGACGAGATCGCACACGACCTGTGCGTGCGCTACCGCATCCCCGTGCGCACGTTGGCGCAGGGCACCAGCTACTTCGGGCTGAGCCACCCGCAAACGACGCTGACCTCCCCGATCCACGTCATCACCGAGGCGTACCACGAGGAGACGAAACGCACCGGCCGGACGTTCATCATCCGCTGGGGTGCTCCGAACAAGCAGTTCCCGTTCGGCGCTCTGGAGGTCGTGCCGATGCGCCGCAACCGGCTGCTGTACGCCTTCCGCGAGCAGCTAACCGAGGCGTCCCTCAGCCGCAGCCAAAGCCCCGACTTCGCGACCGTGATTCTGGCGAGAGGCCAGATCGTCACCGGCACCAAGAAGAAGAAGAAGACGCGCAAGGTGGAGTACACCGCGACGAGCGACATGGCGGTCCGGCGCAACGGCTTCATTCGCAAGACGGTCAACTTCGGCAACGTCGAGTCCGAGCATGAGCTTCGGGTGCTTGCGCAGCGGACGCTTGCGGTCAGGCTCGTTCCGATTCGCACAGCCGAGCTAACGAACCCAGGGATCGCGACCATCCGGCGCGGTGACGCGGTCCGGATCGACCTGCCGGAGGAGGGCTACACCAACGTCACCCTGCTGCCGTACTCGGGCATGAAGAAGTCGCACAGCGCGGCGCTCCGCCAGGCTGAGAAGCTCGACCCGGCGCTGTTCAACCTGCCGACCGCGAACGTCGGTGCGATCTCGCCGCAATCGTCCAACGCGCCGCTGGACAAGAACATCCCGGTGACGCTGCCGGTCGCTAACCAGGGGATCGCGTACGTCACCTCAGCGGCGCACACCGCGTCGGCGGGGAGCTACACGATGGACCTCCAGATGGGGTTCATCAACGTCCTCGACCCTGCCGAGATGCGAGCCCAGATCGACCAGCACGTACGCAAGTACAAGGCCGACACCAAGAACGCGGCGGCGCTTGCCAAGAAGAAGGCCGCAGCCGCAGCTAAGAAGAAGGCGCTGGAGAAGAAGGGGGGCTGATGCTCGCACCCGAACCGCTTGTGCTCGACGGACGCCAGTGCCTGCTCGACGCCCAGGCACTGTACGCGGGCTCGGCAATCCCGCGCGGGTTCTACACCGTCGGCTGGTACGCGACCGCGATCTCCGACGAGCGCGGCAGCTTCGGGATCGTTGACCCGATGATGGGGCTCGCGGACTGCGTCGGCGAGATCCTCGAAGTTGACTACCGCCCGCTCGGATCGCAGGCCACGTCTAGCGTGCGGGTGTACGTGATCGGCAGCGTCCAAAACTTCGGGACGGACCTTGGGATCACTCGTCGCTGCTACATGGAGTTGGAGAAGCTCTCCATCGAGCCGCTCACCGCGAACGTGGGGATCGTCACATGAGCGGACGGCTGGCTCTCCAAGACGCGCTGAAGGCGCACAGCGAACGGGTCACACGCCGCCACAAGAGCGTTCGGCGCGGGAACGTCACGACCCTGAACCCGCTGACCGTCGAGCTTCAAGACCACGACATCCCGCTGATCGAGGACGAGGACTTCGTGCTGTCGCAGTGGGCCGAGGTGTACCGCGCGAGCACCAAGCTCCTGGTCGGCGACGTGGTGCTGATGCACCTGGAGGACAACGACTGGACGCTGACGGATGTCATCTCCGACACCGTGCCGGGCAAGATCGGCGGAGACGGCGGAGGCAGCGGTAGCAGCAGCGCAGCGCCCCTGGTGATCTCCGCACGGGCGTACCGCGCCGCCGCGTTCACGCTCCCCGCCAGCACCTGGACGAAGGTGCCGCTCGACACTGTCAACAGGGATCCGAACGGGTGCTTCAACCTCACGAACGGGCGTTTCACGGCCCCTGTCACAGGCGTCTACGACGTGACCGCCGTGGTGCAGCTAACGAGCCTGTCAGCGACCGGCACGTACACGACGATGGGCGCGGCGATCTACAAGAACGGCGCTCAGTTCTCGCAGGCGGCAGACGTGGTGGCAGTACAGAGCTACTTCAGCGTCGAGCACCTCGACCAGATGCAGTTGACGGCCGGTGACTACCTGGAACTGTGGGCCTACAACCAGCAGGGCACGGCCGTCTCTGCCACGACAGGGAACACGTACCTCGCGGTCACGCTGTATACCGCCGGCACCGGCCCAGCCGGACCGCAGGGCATCGCTGGCCCGACCGGAACGACGGGGGCGACCGGGGCGGTTGGCGCGACAGGACCGCCCGGTCCTCAGGGCGCAGCCTCGACCGTTCCAGGACCGACCGGACCGCAAGGCGCAGTTGGGCTAACGGGCGCGACCGGCGCAACCGGTCCGGTAGGACCGACCGGTGCAGCTTCGACTGTTCCGGGACCAACAGGGCCAACGGGCGCGACCGGCTCGACAGGTCCAATGGGGCCGATGGGCACCGTCTACGACACGGACCAGATCGGCACGATCAAAGCGTGGTCCGGCGCGGCGATTCCGACGAACTGGATGCTCGCCGACGGCAGCCCGCTCAGCCGCACCAACTACGCCGCCCTGTACGCCGCGCTCGGCAGCGCAAGTTCCCCGTGGGGGCAGGGTGACGGGTCCACCACCTTCAACATTCCCGACCTCCGCTCCCGAATGATCGTCGGGTCCGGCGCAGGGCCGGGGCTGACGAACCGCGCGTTGGCTGCCAGGGGCGGCGAGGAAACTCACATCTTGACGATAGGCGAGATGTGCACGCACGACCACGGTGCCGTAACCGGTGGCGGGACGACTGGCGGCGGGACGACCGGCGGGGGCACCACTGGGTTGGTGTCCAACGACCACACGCACACGTTCTCGGGCACGACCGCAACTGAGAACCAGGGGTTCAACTTCAACTACTCGGGTACAACGAGCGACGTGTCCCAGTGGAATGGCGTCCAGGGCTACAACGTCTGGTCGTGCACAGGCGGCGCGAACTTCGTGGCGATCACCTGGGGAGCCACGCTGGTCGGTGGCGACAACCGCAAGTACAACGACTTTGCGCATCAGCACACGTACTCCGGGACCACCGCGACGCAGAACCAGAACCACAACCACAACTACTCCGGCACCACCTCGGGGATCAGCGCCAACCACAGCCACTCCGTTCCTGGGCTCAGCGTCCCTGGGCTCTCCATTCCTGGGCTCTCGATCTCCGCTCAGGGCGGCGGGGGGGCTCACAACAACATGCCTCCGTTCGTCGCCGTCGCGATGATCGTGAAGGTCACCGGGGTCCAGGTCGATTCAGGCGGGGCAATCCAAGGAGCGACCGGCCAGCGCGGGGCGATCTGGTACATCTACAACGGGGCTGGGACGCCCCCTCCGAACACGTTCGTCGGCGAGCTTGACGGCGATTGGGCGATTCGCAAGTCGGACGGTGAGAACTTCCAGCGCGTCAGTGGTGCGTGGGTTGACCAGGGGTTCACCAACCGCTCGACGGCGACAACGACTTCCGCAAGGGCGTATCGCACTGCGGCTCTCACGTTGACATCGCAAGCG